GTTTGTAACAGTATTGATTGATGATGTGAGTGGTCTTGTCACTGAAGTAATAACTTCTTTAATAGATCCTGTAATATTATTTTGAATAGAATCTAATGCACCATTTAAAGTTCCTTGTAGTGCATCTTTCAAATCATCAAGAGAAGTAAAGTTTAATTGATTTGAAATATCACCAAAAGGACTAAATGGTAAAGAAGAAATACCACCGGCTGGAATTGTTAATGCTGAGTTAAAATCAGGAATTGAAGAGATTGTTTCAAAGTTATTTGACTTAGTAGTGTAATCTTCATAAGTCAAAGTTACTGTTAATCTCATTAGTTCGTTTTCAGAACCATTGTTTAATTCAATAGCATTAATTGTAATTGGATAAGCTTTTGTTAAAGTTACTTGGTGTATTTCATTATGATTCAAGTTTAATACTGAAATAACTACGTCTTGTGCATAATCATCTCTATAACCAACCTTATCGTTTATGTCATTAATTACTGAATTTAACCAACCTTCCCAAAGCTTTTTAATGTAAAAATCATTTGTAACATAGAAAGTTAACGTGACGTCATCGTTAATATAACCATAAGGTCTTTTAATAGCATGCCGCGTCATTCCATGTTCAAATGTAGAAATTGAACGTCCTGGTAATTGCGCGGATTCGCATAAAGCATTTACAATTACTGGATCTGGAGAAATAGAGGACGGTCCATTAAAAGTTACTGCAAAGAAATTGGTGCGGGCAAATCCGCCTTGATTACCAACAATTGCTTTTATGTCATCAACTGGATTCTGAAACGGCATAGGTTATCCTCTTATAGCTTGTCTGGAATCTTTCCAGACAGCACTCTTTGTAGATTTTCTAAATTGCTCTGTTGGTAGAAATAAAGCCATTTCCCACACAGGGGCTTCAACCATAGCAACACGACCTTCGATTTGAGAATAAAGATAATGCTTAAAACATGGCTTGAAAAGTCTTAATTTAGACGCTGATTTTAATAAATCATATCTCAATTTAAATCTAGTTGATTCGTCATATTTCTTATTGTTAGTCAGATCAACCAATTGATCGAACAATTTTGCTCTTAAAGCTAATGGAAGATAATGAAGATTTAATCCATAGAAACCACCTGGAACTGGTTCAACCATAATAGTTAATGGGAACACGTCATAATATGGTAATGTTTCTCTATGTTTTGGATCATAGAAGTACATGTACATAGATCCAATTCGAGCTTTATTTCTTTTTTCAAGAGATGGATCTTTAAGTAGTGATCTTCTATTCACCTTTATATTTTTCACTTCATTACGAAACCACTGACGCGACTTATCAGTGCGAGGTGTAACACCAGCACGAAAAGCTTTTGCAGCGAGGTCTGTGAAAAATGATTCGGCCATAATTCCTACTTTTTAGTTTTATAATACTATTTATATTATCCAGTCAGGAGTTTAATGCCTAATTGCTTCACAGTATTTTCATTCCTAGTTGTCTTAAAGTATTTTCGTCCCAGATTTCGAAATGATAACCACGATCTTTTGCGTATTTTGTTGCAGCTTTCCATTTTGCTTCGTTTTTAACATAGGTCATTACCTCTGTTATATACTTTTTAGTTTGACGCTGTGGTTTTTGAGGAGGAACAGTTTGCTTTTTTGGTTTGATCTCGACTAAAACAATTCTACCATTTGAGAATTTTATTTTGAGGTCGATGAAATATCGATGAGCTCTTTTATCAGTAGGACATACATAAGGTACTACAACTTCTTCAGATGACCAACCAATTACGTCATCTCGTTCTTCGCACCATTTAAAAGCTTGTCGTTCCCAAAGAGATCTATAAGTTACTTTAGTCGCATCACCCATATACTTCTTAGGCTTTTTAATTGTGTATTTGCCTTTGTAAGTCTTTGCCATTTTGCCTTATAAATAATCATAACTACTCTTAACAATATTTATAATTGAGGCTGGAATGGCATTTAAAGCTCCTTTAATATTTCCAAGTAATCTATACACCAGTAAATCTGGCTTTGTCACATTTACTGCTTACGATAAAGATGGTGGATCCATTGGCCATTGTGCTTTATATATGCCACCAGGTGTTTCTTTTGCGGATGGTGCTGGTTACTCTACATTTGATATGGGTCCACTTGGTGCAGATATTGCCGCAGGAATTTCTGGTGGAATAGACCAAAACGCAGTAAAATCTGTTTTAGATAGTGTTACTGCAGCTGCAAATGAAAATGCAGATTTAAGAACTATTATGGCCGGCAAGATGATTCAAAATGCCGCGATGGTTCCTGGTGCGGATAGAGTTAGTGATATTTACCAACAATCAAAAGCTATTGCAATTAATCCTAATACTACTACAGCTTTCCAAAATATGAACATCCGCTCTTTTGTATTTAATTTTAAATTGATTCCAGACAATCAATCAGAATCAGCAGATATTAAAAATATCCAAAATTTTTTTAGAGAACTTATGTATGCCGACACTGCAGGCCAAGGTTATCTATTAAGTTACCCCGCTAAGTGGAAAATTCATTTTAAGAATGGTTTAGCAGACGAAAATCCATATTATCCAAAAATTTATGAAAGCTATTTGACAAACTTTCAAACGTCATTCAATAGTTCTGGCCATTTACATCATAGAGATGATGCTCCAACAGAAGTTGATATTTCGCTTACATTCCAAGAGACTCGTGTTCTTACACAAGCAGATATTAGAGAATTACTATAATGCCTCATTACTTTAAAAATTTTCCTATTACATCTTATAGTTTCAAAGATGACCCAAATGTAAGGACATTAGTTGTCGACATTTTTCGAAACGTAAGAACTGATATTAAAATAGATGATGCCGCTTCTTATACGCTATATGAAATTCAAGAGAATGAAAGACCCGATCAAATTTCGCAAATGTTTTATGATACACCAGAATATTATTGGACATTCTTTATTTTGAATGAACATTTATGGGAAGGCTTAAATGCTTGGCCTATGGAATATAATCAGCTAATGGAATATATTTCTGAAAAATATACGAAAACATTTATTACTGGCTATATTAATTCTGGATATTCCGGTGAAGAACATTACTTAATTTCTAAATTTGAAATAGGTGAAACTATTACTGGAAATGCTACAGGGCATACAGCAACTATTACAAATATAGATACATTTATGAATAGATTAGAAATTAGTGATGCTACTGGTAATTTTTCGGTTGATACTATTATTACTGGTTCAAATTCTGGGGATACTCTAGAAAGAAATGATACATATGATTTTAGTGTAGAAGAGCAAATTAATGCTGCTCATCATTATGAAGATGTTGATGGAAATGAAGTTCCAAGAGTAATTTTTTCAAAAGGTGAAACTGAAATATTTGAAGTAACACATCGTGAATACGAAGAAAGACTTAATGATTCAAAGCAACAAATTAAAGTTTTGAAACGCGGATTTATTGAAGATTTTGCTAGGGCATATAAGAAGTTAATTAATCAATGAAGCAATCAGGTTTACATCCTACTAATTCTACAGGCATTGGTAATCCAAGCGCATTTCGTATGGAGATTCGAATCTTCTCTGCAGAAGGAGAAGAAAGAGATATTACTCAGCTTGTAGACACATTTGAAGTCACTGAATCTATTTTCCAGCAAGCTATGATTGGAGAATTTAGAATCGTTGACGGTGTGAATTTATTTGAAGAACTAAATATTACTGGTAATGAAAAATTATCCGTTGTTCTTCGTAAGCAATTAGATGGCAATGGTCAAGCTGAGGATATGCAATCTGATTGGTATATTATCGATATACCCATGTTTGCAAGGCCTAAGCCGGATATTCAAGCTTATACTTTAAGATGCGTTTCTGCATTTGGACTTGTTTCTAAAATGCGTAGAGTTCAACATGTGATGAAAGGTCCTCCTTCAGATATTTTAAAAAGATTATATGAAGAATGCGGTGTCGATGATTTAGATCGAACACTTGCTGATTATAATGACTTTCTAAGGCCAGATGATAATTCATTTAAATTACTAGTTGGTGATAGAACATCAACTGGTGTTATGACTTATATTCCAACAAAGCAAACTTATTCTGAAGCCATTATGCAAATGCTGTCAAAAACAGCTGCGCCAAATGGAGCTCCATTCTTTTGTTATGAAACCTTTATTGGTGGAAACTCAATTCTTAATTCATATAATAATATGATTAGCACTGAAGAAGCTGACATATATACGCAATCGTTCTTTTTAAGAGCAAATGCTATGACAAATGAATCTTTTGAAGAACAAAGATTACGTATTTTAGAAATAGCTTCTAATCTTGGATTCTCCCCTTATAAAGGTTTTCGTGATGGTTCATATGTAACGCGTACCCACATTTTAGATTGGACATCAAAAACATATCAACTTCAAGATTTTAATGCAATGAGAGATGACATCCAAACAATGGATAAAGATCTCATTATGCATCCAAACTTTTCTGTATCAGGAGTTGATTATACAAATACTCCAGACATTCATAGTTTATATTATGCGGTAAATAGACAAGCAATGTCGGATCGCGATGAAGTAAATATTCATATGCATATGCCATATGTGGGTGCTAAGAAAAGAGCAATTATTTCTAACCTTGGCCAGATTGAACACATTATTAGAGTTCATGGGGATCCAAGGTTACTTCCTGGCCGTCAAATTGGAATTGTGATTCCAAGATCTGGTACAGAAGATGGAACTAGAGATGAAATGCTATCTGGCAGATATTTGGTTGTTTCTTCAATTCATACATTTAATAATGATGGCTATTATACACGTCTTAAATTGGCTAGGGATGGTATTGATAGAGGTGACTTATCTTATAGGCCTGTTGAGGGTGTACCAAATGTAAGATATGGAGACGAAGGTTTTGATGTAGCACCTCAAATCACAAACGTAATTGGACAAGATCCAAATGGTCCTGATGGTGGACTACAAAATCAAGGTCCGGTTCCAGTTGAGATAGTACCTGGTTATGGTCCAGGCGAAGTTGATCCAGCTCTTGCCGCGGCAGTAGCAAACTCAGCCGCAGTTGCTGGAGACACTGCTCAAAGGCAAGCTGAAGCCACAGGTGGATCTGCGGCTGATGTTACACAAGATGAAACTGGGGCTTCAACTGGAATTGAAGCAAATCCTGGAGATATTGATTCAGGTGAACCGCCAACGGTATCAGGTGCAGTTACAGGAACTGTTGTAGAAGATGATCCATCAGCTACAATTACTGAAATAATTGATTATGACTCAGGATATAATATTGTAAGACTTAGCGATGGCCGCGTAGTAAGACGTAGTGGTCCTCGTAACTGGAGAAATAATAATCCAGGAAATATTACAGAAGGTGGATACGCGCAGGGAAAAGGATCTCTTGGTGGTGATCCGACCTTTGCAATATTCCCTACTTATAAACAAGGTCGTCAAGCTAAATCTGATTTGATTTTTACTACGTCATCATATAAAGATTTAAAAATTTCTGCAGCAATCGCAAGATATGCTCCTGCATTTGAAAATAATACTGCGTCTTATGCAAGACAAGTTATTTCAGCAGCTGCAGTTCCAGCTGAGCGTGGTGGACCAGATGCTAAAATGAAAGATTTAAATAAAGCCGAACAAGAAAGAGTTCTAGATGCTATGGAAAAAGTTGAAGGATTCAAAGTTGGCACCGTGATTGAACTAACAGGATATAATTAATGGCTACTTTTAATAATAAAGATGGATTTAAATCTACTGAATTTAACTGGTTTACCGGTGTTGTAGAAGATCGCCATGATCCTCTTTTATTGAATCGTGTAAAAGTCCGTTGCTTTGGTTGGCACACTGAAAACAAAAGAGCTTTGCCAACTGAAGATTTACCTTGGGCATCTGTTCTTATGCCTACAACTTCATCAGGTACTTCTGGTGTTGGTGAAGGTACTCATGGACTTGTTGAAGGTTCATGGGTTATGGGATTCTTTCGTGATGGAAATGATGCCCAGGATCCTGTTGTTTTGGGAACAATCATGGGTGTGAACGCTGAAGGAGCTGAACCAACAACTGGTTTCAACGATCCCTATGGTGTTTTCCCAAGAGAAGCTGGTACTGATGCTGGCACTAGGGCATTGGGACTAGATTCGGAAAGAGTTCGTCCAGTTGGATCAGGTGAACCTGAAGATGCGTATGCTCCACAATATCCATATAACAAAGTGCGCCTTACAGAATCAGGACACATTGTAGAATTTGATGATACACCTGGTGCTGAAAGAATTAATATTAAGCACCGTACAGGTTCTTTTATTGAATTAAGACCAGATACATCAATGCGCACTCGTTCAAAAGAACGTTTTGACGCTATGACACAGTGGATTGTTACTGTTACGGGAGATGCTACTGTAAATGTAGGTGGTAATATGGCTACTGCAGTTCAGGGTAATATGACATCTTCGGTTGGAGGTAATTCTTATATTGATACAAAGGGTAATGTGACTTCTCGTACTTCTGGTTCATATTATGGTTATGTGCAAGGTTCAACAATTTTACAAACGACCGGCAATATCAATGTAAAGACAACTGGCAACTTAACAGTAGATTCTGCTGGTAAAATCGATTTTAGATCTGACGGTCCATTTTCAATTACTGCACCAAGTATGACTATTGATCTTCAAGAAGATTTATCTATTGTTGGTACTAATATGATTACTGATATGTCAGCTGCTATGGTAACTCAAGTTCCGACTTATGCATTACTTACAGATATAATTAGACAAGATGCTACAGACTCTATAGACTTACACACAACAACATTTACTGCAACTGCACAAGAAACAATGTCTCATACCGCTAATGATATTTCTTCTATAGCAATAAGTACTATGTCTCTTGCAACTGATGTTCTTTCTATTGCTGCAGTTACATCTGGTAATGTTAATGCTGGAAGTTCTCTTGATATTAGTTCTGGAAGTGAACTAAATGTTGTAACTTCTACTATGCAAATAGACGCTGATTCAGAAATGAGTTTAGCTTCTCCAACTATGAATTTAGATGCTGAAGGAACAATGACTATTGCGGGTGGTACCACAAATATGGGATCATCGGGAAATACAACAATCAAATCAAGCTTCTTGGATTTAAACCCTGGAGGCACAATGTCTCCTGGAGGAGCTCTTTCTCCAGATCCAGCTCCAGAAGCTCCAGAGCCTCCAGATGTTCCTTTAGTTTTAGCGCCAACTTCACCAAATGCTCTTCCAAATGTTGGATTTGACTCATTAGAATCAGCTCCATTTGAAGTTCAAATTGATGAAGCTGATACTGATATTAGTTTCCCAACTCCAAAATATACGGCAATTACTCCAGATGGAACTGCGTCGTATTCTCAGCAAATATTGAATTTGCAAACTAATGGTAAGTATGGTTTATCTGGATACTCAGGTACTCAATTAAATAGTACAACATCGGCTGATGTTGATCTCGCGCAAGATGGTAAAGTAATTTACCAAGATGATACAGGATTAACAGTAAAATATGTAAATGCTAGTGCAATACGAAATAAAGAAATTCAATCATCACTTGAAAATATTATTATTCAAGCTGCAAAAAATACTGGTCTTTCGGCAGAAATCTTCTCAGGTGGAATGACCCCGCAAAGAAGAACTGGTTCAGATCGTCACCTGAATGGTTATGCCGCTGATGTCTGGTTATATACGTCAGAAGGCAAAAGATTAAATGTGCAATCTCAAGAGTTAAGAGACTGGTGTCAACAAGCTAAAAACGCCGGTGCAACTGCAATTGGCGCAGGTGTTGGATATATGGGTGCGGTTGGTGTTCACTTAGATATTTCAGCTGGAAATACAGTTCCAGCTGATTCAACCAAATATTGGGGAGCTGGTGGAAGATCCGCAAATGCGCCTCAATGGTTAATTAATATTATGGCTAGCTAAAGGAGATTATAATGCCTGCTGTAGTTGTTCAAGGTTCTGCTTCAACCGGTGATCCATGTGGAGCTCCACCAAGAGCACCATCTAGTTTTAGTGGAAATGTGAGCGCTGAAGGAAAACCAGTTGTAAGACAAGGTGACGCTTATCTTCCTCATGCTTGTCCAAATGCTCCGCCTCATGGAGCTTCTGCTGCATCAGGTTCTGGAACAGTAAATGTAAATGGTAAACCAGCTCACAGAAATGGTGATGCTATTTCTTGTGGAAGTAGTGGAGCTAGTGGTGCTGGTAGCGTAAACATCGGTGGATAAGGTATAAATAATAGCATGAGTACAGAAATTCTATCAGACGCAAATCCATCTAGAGTCGGGGTAACTGCTAAAGTTATGGCCCGTGTAAAGCCATATACTGATTTGGATTTGCGTTTCAAGCCACACCCAAACTTTGGGGATGTGGTTCCATTAAAAGATATTGCTGCGATCAAAAATTCTATTCGCACTATCTTATTAACAAATAAAGGTGAGAGACCATTTCAACCCAACTTTGGTTGTAATATTACTGGCTATCTTTTTGAGCAGCCAGATCCAATTACATTATCATTTTTAGAAGATGAAATTAAAGATGCATTAGCTCAATATGAACCAAGGGTAGTAACTACTAGTGTAAAGGTACAAGACAATACTGATGTAAATGCATTATTTGTTTCTGTAAATTGCATTTTAGTTTCTACACAACAATCAATTGACGTTGAATTATTTTTAGAGAGAACTCGATAAATGGCACAAATTAAGAACGTAACAGAACTTGATTTCGATCAGATTAAAACAAATCTGAAAGTCTTTTTAAGTTCTCAAGATAAATTCAATGATTATGATTTTGATGGCGCAGGGATGAATGTTTTATTAGATATTCTTTCTTATAATACTCAATATAATGCTCTATTAGCTCACATGTCAATGAATGAGTCATTTTTAGATTCGGCCCAAGTAAGATCTAATGCAGTTTCTCATGCTAAAAATTTAGGTTATATTCCCCAATCAAATAGAGCTTCTCAAGCTCATATGAAAATTACTGTAACTGGAGACGCAGATTCTCCTGCGGAGTTACAAATTCCAAAGGGTACAACTTTTACTGGACAAATTGGATCAAATACTTATACGTATGTCACTAATGGTTCTTTCTTAGCTACTAAAAGCGCATTTAATAATCAATATGTTTTTAGTAATGTTGTTGCACACGAAGGAAAATTAGTAAATCTTACTTATAGAGTAGATAATAAAGAAGAGTTTCAAAAATTTAGAATTGGTGATCTAAAAGTAGATACATCAACTATGGTTGTTCGAGTTCGTGAATCTTTAACTTCTTCTGAATATGATACTTATACTTATTATGATAATTTAGTGGGTGTTACTAACGAATCAAAGGTTTATTATCTACAAGAAAATGCAAATGGGCAATACGAATTTTACTTTGGTGATGGAGTTTTAGGATATAAACCAATCACAGGTCAGATTGTAGAATTAACTTATATTTCTACAAATGGATTAGAAGGTAATGGTTCAAAAGAATTTTCAGCTAATTCTCCTATTGGAGGATTTACTTCTATTTTAGTAGAACTTGCTGATGGCTTTACGAAAACAGTAACTGGTTCAGATAAAGAAACTTTAGAATCAATTAAGTTCAACGCTCCTAAAAAGTTTTCTACTCAAAATAGGGCAGTGACTTCAGAAGATTATAAATCTATCTTAAGAGCAGAATACGATTTTATTGAAGATATTTCTGTTTGGGGAGGAGATGTAGCGGTCCCTCCAGTATATGGTAAAGTTTATATTTCAATTAAACCTAAAGATTCTGAAGTTTTAACAGAATCTTCTAAAACTACAATTAAAAGATTTTTAGCTACAAGAAACGTTGGTTCAATTACAGCCGAGTTAATTGATCCAGATTACACATTTATTACAATGAATGTATTTTTTAAGTATGATCCTAGTACTACATCTCGTACAGTTGAGCAAATGAGATCAGCTATTAGACAAACTATTTCTAACTATAATGATATTGTATTAGAAAAGTATGATGGAGTATTAAGACAATCTAATTTATTAAAAGCTATTGACGATACTGATCAAGGAATTTTAAACTCTGTAATTAGATTAAAAATGCATAAGCATATGGATCCTATTTCTGGAACACCTGCAACTTATACATTGCAATTTTCTTCACCAATGTATAAGAGTGATTCAAATGAGTCTATTATTTCAACAAGCAAATTTACAGTAAATGGTATTGAGTGTGTTGCTACTGATATTGCAATTGCTGGTTCAGTAAATCACCAAATTCAAATTGTATCAGCTTCAACAGGCAATATTGTAATTGCAAATGCCGGAACTGTATATGTTGATGAAGGTAAAGTAGAATTTACATCATTACAAATTGATTCTACTGCAGAAGTACTAATTTATGCTTCTCCCGATTCAAATGATATTGCTCCAAAATTTAATCAAATTGTAAAAATAGAAATGGATGAAACTCCAGGAATTACAGTAACTGGAGAAGAAGACTTAATTGCAACATTAGGTTCTGCTGGAGCCTCAGAATATACAACGTTCCCAAGACATGACTGATAATAAAAATACAGAATCAACAAGAGTTGAGACTTTAATTCCTCAGCAGCTGATTAATGATTCAGCTGCTCTTGTTGAATTTCTTAAAGAGTACTATAAATTTTTAAGCCAATCTGGTCAGCCTACTAATGTTATTGAAAACATAGTAGAAAATAAAGATTTAGATACAGCCATTGAAAAGTATATTTCTCTTGTAGAAAAAGAAATAGGTTATGGAATGGTTTCCAGAATGGAAGCCAATAAAACAAACGTATATAAAAACATTGAAGAATTTTATGATGCAAAAGGATCTTTAGATTCTTTTAAGCTTTTATTTAGACTATTATATAATACCGAAATTGAAGTTGCTTTACCAAAGGAGCAAATTTTAATTGCTTCTGATGGTAGATGGGAACAACAGAATGTAGTTTATGTTCAAACTATATCTGGAAATATCTTTTCAATTGTAAATACCCAAATTGCTATTACAAATACAAATAAAACTGTTGTTCAAGCAGAAGTTGAAAGAGTACGTTTTGTTAGAGATAATGTATATGAAAT